CCGGCACTTGCGCTCTCATCAGCAAAGAGCATCTACGGCAAGGGTGGGCTAATCCGGGGTATAACTGTTCGGCTTCCGGTATTGTTCTCCGGCACAATGTACACTCGTTGCTGTTCATATCCCCATTGCCTTCATAATCTGGTAGGCGATTTGCGGGACTATGGCATTTCCGAGTGCCTTCACTCTGTCCACCCCGTTGGGTATCCGAGCAAGGCTTCTAACAGTTCGGGGTTGGGGTATGCTGGATCGGTCTCTCCATCCCGGAAAAATTCGCACAGCTTGCTTCGATAGGAGTCGCTCCCGTAGTATCTCTTTGACGCGGCACCCTTGCTGTCTGATGCCACCGGTGTAGGCAACGATATATAACCGCTTGCGACGGTGTTGCGCTCCAAAGCTGAATCCAGTGACCGGGATTGCTTCAACTGTGTATCCGATTGACTCAAGTTGTCCTCGAATGCCATCATATCCAGCATAGAGCAACCGGATCGAGTTTTCAATAATGATGTATTTTGGTCTTGACTGTTTGATGATTCTGAACATATCGAACCAGAGTTGTGTTCTTTCATCGTCCCAACCTTTCTGTTTTCCTGCTACTGATAAGCCTTGACAAGGGAAACCACCGGTAAGTAGGTATATATCCGGAACACCCTCAAATGTTTTAACGTCCGGATGTATCGGTACACCGGGAAAATTCTTATTTAACTTCTGCTGGCAGAACGGGTCAATCTCCACGAACTGAACCGTGGTGAAGCCCGCCCACCTCGCGGCAAGGGCAAATCCCCCGATACCGCTGAATAAATCTATGTGATTACCTAAAATGGTAGCCCCTCCCCTTCTTCTACGGTGTCTGATTCAAACTTGACCTTGCCCTTCTTGTCAAACTGCGGCGAGGATGATGTGACCTTGATTGCTTCTAAGTCCTCGTCGTTATCCGCCCATCGTCTTTGATTCAACCAAGTTGAAGGCATCGGTATATCGTCTCCGTTGTCCTTAACCCAACCGATAGTCTGTTTGGTTCTCGCCAGTGTTTTCACAATCCACTCGATGTGATCATCGTAGTCACCCTTCTCCCAAATTTGTAGGCAGTACTGTTTGTTCGTCTTTCTCTGGCACGACGGGTATGCTTTCCAAAACCGATCAAACTGTGAAGGGAAAAGTGACATATCTTCTTTACTTCTTTTATTATTAACCTTCTTGTCCTTCTTATCAGGAACAGAACAGGTATCAGTAACAGGTAACAGAACAGTAAAGGTATCAGTGGGGTATTGATACCCCTTAGATACCCCTTCTATGCCCCATTCAATACTGTCATATATTCTAAGGAAGTCCAATACTACACTACTATCCTTAAAAAGTGTAAGCTGTTTCTTGACAGCAGTGATGATTTTGACATTTGCAGTCTCAAGTTTAGACTGATACCCTAAGAACTTAACAACGAACACCACCTCGTAGAGGGGGTCGTAGTGTATCATACCTTGTTTCTCAAGCTCATTCATTCCAGCGACTACTGTCTTTTCACTCATTCCAAGCTCGTGACAGGCGTAAAGAAAGGGAAGGTGATAGATTCCTGAGACGTGAGTATGGCTATTTGTCAGCAGGTATAGCCATATTAGCTTGACCTCTGATTTCAACCCCTTAACCTTGGGGTCAATCCATATTTGTGAATCTATAGTGCGGTACATTATGGTCTCGTCATTTCACGCATATCAGCCTCAGACCATCACCAAAATTTTCCATCCACCAATTATAGCACTCTGCACAGTATGCCTCCTTACTGATTTCATCCGAACACTCTTCACAAAGAATCTTTCCGCAATGACAGCATTCAATTCTATCTTCGTGACATCGTCCTGTCGGGCAGTCGCAAATATCGCAGTGCTGTATTTTCTGTTTCATTCTTTCTCCAAAAGCAAAACCCTCCGCCACCCTGCTAATTCCGGTAGCAAGAGTGACAAAGGGTTGAGCGTGTACTTCTTTCAGTGACCGGAATTCACTTACAACTCCCTACAAGATACTACATCCACAAGCAAAAGTCAAGCGGATGGAGGGTTATTTTCCGATGCTGGAAGATTGTCCTCCTGTTTGCGGGTGAACGCCCCACAGAAGAAACACGGATCGGAAATTACGTGCTGTTCTGCCTCCTTATATGGAACCCAATGCTTCCAGTCTATACGGTGTTCACAGTAATGAATCGGCGGACATTGCTCTTCTGTGAAGGTATAAGTCTCATTAAGCCTCTTACGGCTTGGTAGATACCAGTCCTTCCACCAGTCCTTATAGCTCTCACACCATTCGCACGTCTCCTTGCGCTCAACGTGGAGCTCGGCAAGCGTCTTTCCCTTCAGTGTGGCGGGTTCGCTGATTGCGTTGGCGGGATTTTGATCAAATGCCATCGTTCCCTCCCTTCTTCTCGTGGAAATCGCAAAGGTCGTAATCAGATACCTGCTCGCGCCTCACGTTGCAAAGGCTCTGAGCGCAAAGGTTTCCGCAGTTGAAACAGCTATCATAATACCGCTCAATCGGCTTCGTGAAGCTGTCGTCAAGAATGAACGTAAGGTTATAGTGTATCTTTCCTTCACCCGTTACCTTGTCAAGGTAAATAGGATGCCAGTGCGCCTCGTCAATGCTAACTACTGGAGTGTCACCATACATTGCAATCGTCTCGCCCGATACGTCCGCTAATGCGTTATAGATGCTGAGGCACGTCGGCTTCACGTCTTGCTTGCTGATCTTTTCGATGATGGTTGATAGTTCTTTTAGTGTCATTGTTTCCCTCGTTTTACTTTTATGTGTTCATTGTAAAGTACTGATACCAGTGCTGTGCGCCGTAGGATTATCATTCCCCACTTTCCTGGTCTGGTATATTCAAGGATACACTCCTCCTCTTCACCCGTCTTGCCGTCAAGTATAGAAAATAGTTCCTTGATGGAGTGTTTTTCAGGGTTATCGCTGTGAATGAACCTGTCCCCTACCTTCAGCTCGTCACGCCATATCCGATAGTGCTCTAACACTTGCCTCCTTTCGGGAATCCGAGTGTATTGGCGATGGTCGCCCGAAGAGCGGTATTCTCCGTCCTCAGAACATCGCAGTGAGCTTTACCGTTCGTGTTGTTGTTTGTTAGTTCAGCGATAGTCTCTTCACCGTTCCTGATTATCGCATTGAATTTGTCAATCTCCGCCTCCAGCTTGTCAATCTGCCGCCTCTTGTTGTTCATTAAGTCACACCACTTAACAAGAACGCCGACGACTTCCGCGTTAAATGGTAGCTTGCGAATTGTGTCAAGGTCTACTATCCCGCCATTAGAGATAATTCCGTACCCGTGATTAGTCATTGCCTGCTCCCTTCCAGTCAAGCGGTCGCCAATTACCGGTTCTTTCAGCACCCCACTTGTCTAAGAAGCAGGAGTACCCCCATCCACCATCTGTGGTCATTCTCCCCTTAGTTACTGAATAAACCGTTCCATTGTAGGTGTCTAAGATTTCAATTGGGGTTCCATAGTTTGGAATAGTGTTCATCGGTTGCCAGCTCTTAAACTCTGCAATCTCCGCTTCAAGCTCTTTGATCCTCGCCATTAGGCGTTCTGCGGCATCTGTATAGTTGTCAGTCATTTTCTCTTCCCTTCTCCAGTTTGTCGATCTTGTCCTGCTGTTCGTTCAGGTGGTCGCACATCTCCCGCACCCCCCGCTTTATCAGCGGGAGGTACTGCAACTCTCCTTGCGAATCGGTGATCTCGAACCCGTCTGCGTCTACTGTGTATCGGTTAGGCATTACCTATCTCCCTTCAGGAACTGATCCGTGTTGTCGCCAGTGCCAAAGAGCTCCAAGTCCTCATCCCGCTCGTTCGTCGGAGTCTGGTCAGGCGGTGCTTCGTATGCAGTCTCCTCCTTTAGCTCCACCTTCGGCTTTGGGGTCAAGACCGCTTGCCTGATGCTAATAGCGGCACGAATAGGTTTGCGCTCTGCCGTGTCGTAGACTCCCGTGCGCTTATCAAGCCAGACTGTCAAACTGTCAAGCTGTTCTACGTCCTCAGCCTCGTGGGCTTTCTTGACGAGTGACTCAACAGTGAACGGCTTACGTGGTTTAGCTGGTGGAAGTGGTTCTGATGGTTGCTCTGCCTGTTTAGGCTGATACGAGGCACGTCCGCTCGGATTGCGTTTCCACCATCCATCGCACCACCCTTTTTTCCAAGCCTGCAACCCTATCCCGAAGTCTTTGGCGCAACGTCTTAACGCCTGCGTCTTTGATCCTTCAGCACAATCAGAATAGGTCATTGATGCGTTATCGGGGAAGTAGCTCATATCACCGATAGCCTCTCCAACCATACAGCCCCTGATGATAAGGCAACAGTCTGAATATACCCTAATTGCGGGCTTCATTCCCTTTGTTTTCCAATCCTTAACCTCGTAGTTTTCAGCCCAATTTGGACGGGTTCTTAGAATTGCCCACTGTCCAAGTCCAAGCACCGAGTTAAGCCTGTCACGAAGGTAAGCGTGTTCAATGTAAATAAGATCATCCTTTCCAGCCGCCCCCTTCTTGAACGCTTCGTCCGGGAAGTCTGTTTGCAACCCGTCGCTCTCTTCTTTGCTAAGCACAAGTGTGCTTGCCTTGTTCATTGCTGAACTATAGGCAAGTGATACAGAGTTCACCCTTGCTTGTTCGTGTGTTAGTGCCTGTTCGTGATTGATGACGGGAACAAGATCACCCGTTTGGCTATCAACCGTTGCGATTTCGTTACTCATTTTACTCCCTTGATGGTGTAACCGGCTAATTTCTTGCCGGTAGTGTTTACTGTGATTCCTGCTGGCAATATCTCATCGCCCTTGACTTTCCAAGCCTTCAATAGATCAACTTTATTGAGCTCGGTTGTAACCGTCACCCGTACAAACTCCGGCGCAACAGTTTTAAGATTAACCTCTCCTACTGCGATGCTTGCCGGTAGCTTCTTGAACTTTAACTGATAGACTCCAGCGGTCAGCTTGTCCCGCTTGGTGTCTACCATAAACGAGTCCACTAACCCAACCAGCTTCTCCGCACGTGCCTTCTCAACCTTGCTCTCAGCCTTCCAGCGGTCAACCTGTGCGTCAAGTAGTTCACCCCGTGCCCTCGCTTCAGCGGCAAGGTTTAGCATACTCTCAACGGTTGATTCCGGGTTAGCGGCGAACTGCATATTGAGTAGGCTTTGAATTTGGGGAGTAACCTCGCCCTCGCTCTCAATCAAGAGAACTTCAATGTCCCGATAAAGTTGTGACATTTCAAATAGTTTCATCTTCTTCTGTCTCCAGTATGGTGATTTGAGAGATAACCCTGTCAAGTTTATCTACGAATCCTTCCAGATTTGCCTCTGCTACCTGTAAATTGTACTTGAGATCATTTACGATCTTTTCCCGTTCGGTAACATCGGCTTCGAGGCACTCCTTCCGCTCATTCAGCACATCAAGCGGGTTAATTGCGTTGTTCATCATACCCCCGTATGGTGTTTAGCGCGCCATTGTGGATTGTTCATCCGACTGTACTCATCATTGGTGCGCTTGAAATAGTCACCGAGTGACTCTTGAGATTTTCTTAGGTGTAACACGTGTTCTCGTGATATACGATTTCTTAGCGTGTGTAGCATTTGTAGTAGCTTCACTTCTCCTCCTCCCGATGGTTTATAGCTAACATTGACAGTATACTTACCAAAGCACCGTCGCGGGATAGTTGGGACATCTCAAAAAGTTTCATTATCACCCTCCCATTTAATCTGTCGCTTCAGGTTGTCAATGACTATATCAATGCCTTCAAGCGAAATGCTTGCCGCATCTGCGAGGCGTTGGTTCTGTTCACGCATACCCTCTTGTATGACTTTAGCGTCAAGTGCCCGCTTCAGTTTTGCCTTCAGTTCTTCTCTTTCCTGTTTCACTTCTCCTCCTCGTTGTTTGTGATTTGTACCCTGTCACTCAGCCTGTAATGCAACCAGCCGAGTGCGATTGTGACGATTGATCCTACTGCGATGATCAGCGTTAGCAGACCAAGCCCCTTGACGGTAGCCCATCCGCTTGTGATTAGCTCGGTTAGCACTTTACCCTCCTGGCAGTGATAACGCCGTTAAGGTGGTCATTGTCCCATCCAAAAACGGATTGAACCAGATTAACCACCCTGCTCCCCTCCTTTGGGAACTGTGGGATATTCCGCATTAGTGCCGCCGTCATCATAGCGTACACCGATTCAAAATCACCCTCGCTCACGTTACCCATCCGAGTAAGCTCTTTTACACTCTGGATATTACGCTCCAGCATTTCCGCCCGGACAATCTTTGCGAACGGTGACGGTGTTTGTTTGTTGTGCATTATTGCTCCTTTGTTTATGGTGTTTATTTAAGATAATACTTATATTTAACTATGTCAAGAAAAATCGTAACTATTTACAACTTTGGGAGAAAATTGCCAGAACTTTCACCCGGCTTCACGTGCAGATACCTCGCCGTTGTATTTATAGACGAGTGCCCAAGTGTCTCTTGAATGCACTTGATAGACGCTCCCCCGTCAAGAGCAATGCTTGCGTTCGCGTGTCGTAGCCAGTGGCAAGAGATTTTAACACCCAAACCAGCTCGTTTGATTATGCCTTTGATCGTTTTATGGATGACAGACCTCTCTATTCCGAACATACTACCATCACCTCGCAACCGCTCAAGCTCTTCAGCCAGTGACTCCGGGAGGGTTACGTTACGCTCCTTCTCTCCCTTGCCCCATACATTCAAAACCCCGCCCCTTAAGTCGCTCCAATTAAGTGACTCCACCTCTGAAATTCGCAGACCGGAGTAAAACATCAAGGCAAAGAGAGAGTGATTCCTTACACCGTTTTTCCCGTTACGAGCCTCTTTCAAGATAGCCCGCACCTCGTCAACCGATAATATCCGCTCGGCAAGGTTACTCCTTACTCTCGGCACTTTCAGAAGTGTAGCCGGGTTAATCGGGATAGCTCCCGCCCGATAGAGAAAGCTATAGAGTGACTTTATCGCCGCCGTTGACAGTGCTACCGATGACGACGAACCCCTCAACCCCTGTTGCCAAATTACAAGCTGTTCTATTCCCGCCTCCCGTAGGCTGTACGCCGTTATGTAGGCTATTGCTATGCGCTCATAAGCCCTCCGAGTGTTAGCAGACCTCTGAATATTAAGCCACGCTCGGACGGCAGACCTCTCTCCCTCGTCCGTTACGATTAGATTGCTCATTTTTTATCCCTTGTTATCCAAAGGTAGACTTTCGTATATATCCACGCCAGCCCCCACGCTATGACTAAAAGGCATACGACAAGCCCCAAGCCCAGTATATCGCGCATTTTACGCCCCTGCTTTGTTTGGTTGTATCAGATTGCAACCGTTACCCCGCAAGATTTCTCACGGGGAACAGTTACGCTCGGATTATGTCGGTTAGGGTTAGTTTGGGTATTCCTCTAAGCTAACCAGATTAGAAGAATGATTATTAACGCCGAGTGAGTTATCTAACAACATACAAAGCTCTCTCGCCGTGCTTATGGCTGATTCTTTACGGGTACATCCCCAAAAGGTTTTAGTTAGATCAACTCCCCGACATTGAAACTCCCACCGACCGCCCTTAATGATCTTATAGAGCCTCGTTACGTACCTATCCTTATAGGTTTTATATGTGCATACAGAATATAAGCCGGCACATTTTCCCGCCTCTATTACTTGCTCTTTCATTATAAGCCCTTCTCTCTTGTTTTGGTATTATCCGTCCTTATGACGGGTTGCTCTCTCCGGTGGAATCGAACCACCGTAACGCCCAGCGAGAGAGTGTTGTCGGTTAGGTTAGAGTTTTGCTCTTTGTCTGCTGTTCCTGATCCTCTTGCTCTCTGCCTTGCGCTTGTTGTTACAAGTTTGGCACGTATAAGGGAAAGTCTGATAACCCCAACCAATTCTCTCAAGGCAAAATGGCTCACAAAACTCCCAACTTTCGCTCTCGTATATCATAACGGTTTTAGACTTTCCGCACAATTTGCACGAGACCGTATGATTAACTGTTGGCACGTGAACGAGTTTAGATATTTTCCAAGAGCCTATTATAGGATTATGAACCGGCAACTCGTCAACCTTTCCCCCCGCCTCAAGTTCAATTCTCAAAGCTGAGACAGTTTCCCCTTGACAAGTGAACGGTTCAACCGTTACGCTCTTTAGCTTACATAGCCAGTATTGACCCCACATAGAACCTCCCCCCGATAAACAAACTACTTTACCAATAAGAGCCCTAAGACCGCTACCACAACCCGCCAACTCTCCCTCCGGTATAGGGTGATAACCCCAACCGCCAACCCCCGCAACCGGTTCAAAAGCGTATGCTTTCCCCCTGTAAATAACCTCTGCTTTCATTACTACCGCCCTTCTCTCTCGTTTATGGTTGGATTTCTGAACTTTATGCCTAAATCAAAGAGCGAATCTGTTAAATGCTGATAGACCGCCTCAAGATATGGCTGTTTATTTGCCGTGCGAATGATGGCAACAACCCGCTTATGCTCGGCTTTGTCGGTTGGATATATCCACATTACCGCCCTCGTCGACCGGTTCTGGATAATATCAATTCTGCCTGTCTGATCTACTTTGTAAGTCATTACAACCCCTCTTTCGTTTATTACTGCTTGATCTATTGATCTACAGATTAGTTTGATGATCCCCCGCCCCCGCCCCCCCGCTAACCAAGAGCGAGAGAGCGAACGCGTTAAAGGTGGTCATATTTTAGCCAGTGACTTTATAACTGATTTAGCTTGACGGAGTGACGAGTACGCTTGAAACTCCCCGATAGTGATCATATAGTGCTCGGAAATATCAAAGTACCGTGCAGTATATAACCGCTTTGATCTATCAAAGTTGTCCTCGCTTGTTGCAAACCAAGCCCCTACAACTTGACCATCAACGATGTTCTCTGTAATGCTACTCTCGGATATACGGCTATTCCAAAACCGCATGCTATCCTTATCAAAGAAGTGTCCTTGATAATACTGCTTGAGCCGGTCAAGTGAGCCTGTCAAATAGTGTTGTTTCGGTAACTCGCGGACTAATCCGCTCTTGGTTGTGTACGTTTTCATCTTCTTACTCCCTAAGTTTATGCGGATGTAGTAGGCTTCCGCTCGCCTATGTGAGCCTCGTCCGGGAGTTGAACCCGGAAACACCGTGCGAGGCTGTCCTGCTGTTATGCTTTTAACGCCTCCTCCCTTAGCTTGTCGTAGTCTGTCAAGTCACATCCAAGAGCCGTGAGTATATCCTTTAGCTCGTCAAGTTGTTCGGATGCAACTTCCGCTATACTCTCCGAACAGTCACTCTCTACTCCACCGATGCAACCGCTTTGAACGGCAATACAACCGCTCCGGGCTATCTGCTTATGAGCCAGTATAGCCCCAACACCACCGCTCAAACTTGAGAATCTCCCCACGAATTGAGAACTCGTACAGATAAGGCAACCGCCCAACATACTTATCTTTAAGCCGTTGTACCTCTCTTTGTCCAAAGTTCTCATAAGCCCCTTTAATATCCCATCGTATCTTGAGAGTTTCCGTCGTTCTGTCAATATCCCGCTTGAGTCGCTTAAGGGTTTGTAACGATTGCTCTTGCTGATTCATACTTTACTCCGCTTGTTTGTTGTTTGTTATTGGCTCGCTCATCAGTTACTGTCTGCCAGTTCAGTAAGACCGGGCGAACCCGGTTTCGCTTGTTATCTGTGAAAATGTCGCGGTGTGCAATAGCTCGCCCCCGAAATCCCGTCTATCCTGTCCCGCAAATCCTTCCGCTTATCCTCCGCCGTGCCCCCACTCAAAGCCGCTTCACGAATTGCCTGCCGGACTACCACCCGGTTATCTGCCGAATTTGGAAAAACCCACATAACCGGCAGACAGCCAACCCGCTCTCGGATTTCGTACCGGGTTGCGCCCCGTTTTGATCTGGTTGTAAATGTCATCTTCTTGCTCCGCTTGTTTGGTTGTTTGCTACTGGCTTAGCTCATCAGTATAGGATGCCAACCCCATAGACCGGGCGAACCCGGTTTCGCTCGGTTTAGGAATTGCAGTAATACCAGCCAGTCGGCAACCCGATCAGAGAGTTTGAACCGTCTAAGACCACCGGTATTATGGTTACAGTTGCGACCTTACACCGGCGCACGCCGTTGCGAAGTGTTGCGGTCACTATTGTCTTACCGTCGCTCGCTGATATAGTGCGGAATCCTGAACCCGATAAAAGAGAGACGAGCGTTTGCGTTACGAGCTTGTGGCGAATTTTTCCTGTTTTCATACTGTACTCCGTTTGTTTGTTGTGTAGCTCTTCAGTATGTGCTCTCGGCACATAGACCGGATCGCTCCGGTTTCGCTCGGTTATTGCTTTGGCTCTACTTCCGTTGTGATGTATGCTTCTATCTTGGCGAATGTCCCCGACTTGATCCCCTTGACAAGCATAATATCATCAATGCTTAAAAAGTATCCGTTCTCATGGCGATAGTCTACAATAGCCCCCGACTTTACCACGCCAATGCCCGGCAACATCGCCAAACTATCAGCGCACTCAGTATTGATATTGATTATACGTGACGGTAACGCCTTTTTTCTTATGGTTACTGTTTCCGCATGTAAGGATCCGCAGAACATAACCATAGCCGATAATACTAATAATGCTGTTTTCATAATTTACTCCTTGTTTGTTGTGATGCCGTCACCGTGACGACTTGCAATAGTTAAGATAATACATTCACTTATCAATGGCAAGTCTTTCTTGCACTATTTGCCCGATAACTAAATAAACACCGCTATCTTGCACTTCGCACACGTTCATATATAGCCATACATACAAGCAACCAGATAGAAAGATACGGTATTACTTTGTATTACCTACGTATTACTTTGTATTACCAAGAACTGATGGAGCAAGGAAGCGTAGTGCTGGCAACCTATTGCACGGTTTTCGAGTTACACAGCTTGACACTATGTAGGATGATACTCTGTAGGATGCTACATGCTTTGCGATATACGGTCGGCGTGACAGTGGTGCAAGATAACATCAATTAACTTGCACGTGTGAAACCAGTTACGGTAGCTATTGACAGCCGATTGCGATAGGGGGGGGTTATATGACGGGTACTTAAATTGAAACCGGGCGACCGCCATTCGTTAAGTACTCGTACTCTCTGGCGAAGTAATTTGGGATATGAAAAAATAATAGTTTTGGGTTGCCAAACGTTTTTGTTATGTGTTCGTATATCTTTATTGAGTCAGTTGAGTAGGAAAAGATATGCCAAGAGGCAGGGCGTTTCTGGTACGGCTTGGGTATAGTTTGCTTGACTATATACCGTCACGAAGCACGACCGACATTACGACCGTTGCAATAAAGGGGCATTTACGCAGTGCACCGAGCAAGTTACCGACGCGGAGCCCGGTATAGGGACTAATGAGGATCAGGCATATACGGACAAAAACCATAACCAAAGGTTGGCTCAATCATCATAGTAGTACCACGTCAGTTTGCGGAGTCGGAAGTTTAAGGTTTCTTGCCGGCGGTGATTGTGGTGAGTGTGACGGGGGCTAAACAGCCTACGGAGGTTTTTGTGTTTTTGGTATTAGTTGTTGTGTGGTAGAGTATGGTTTGTTTCAATTAGACATCAACCGGTTTATTGGTTGTACGTCCATAAAAGGGGACAGAAAGATATATGGCGGGTTAGCCTAATTGCGCAAGGCAGTAGTCCTGAAAACTACCGAGCTAATTACTCTTGGGGGTTCGAGTCCCTCATCCGCCGCACAGGATGGTTCGCATAATGGTATTGCAGCAGTTCGCTAAACTGCCGTCCGCAAGGGCATCGGGGTTCGAGTCCTCGACCATCCGCACAGTATATGGGGGATAAAAAACACAGGGGAAGTAAAGTGAAGTCACTATTTTGTATGTTTTGTGAGCACAGTCTTGATCGTTCGATAGTGAACAGCAAGGGCTGGATCATCAAGAACAAGGATGGCGTTAAGGGAAAGGTATTTGGCATCTGTCCTAAGTGCCAGAAGGAGTATGGGATACATATTGCGGATTTACTTGATCCTTCCACTCAGAATAAACGCGAACATCTTATACCGTACCTTGAGGCTGGAGTTGATGTTATGTTAGGCACAACTCGTCAATTACTGGACAGGGTTGACAAGCTGGAAAAGAAACTTGATCAAGCTATGATCAGCAGTAAGCAAGCCGTTGCCTGGTTAGGCGGTGCGGACGACGACAACTATGTCCGCATTGGTATATTAGAAGAGAAGGTAGAGGCGTTAGGGCAACGTCCACCAACCATTGTAGCGATTGACAGCGCAGAGCAGGAGCCCAAGCAAGCACCGAAAGATACAAGGGTGAAGTTAGTGGCTGAGTTCGTTCCGTACAGTCCTCCGAAGCCTTCTGTCGGGATAGTTGTCAAATGTGGATATTGCCATCACTCGTATATTGTTGACGAGTTTCCACATAAACTTGGCGAGTGCAGGTGCGGGGGCAATGCTTGGATGGTTATTGGTAGCGTTGGAGTGAACAGGGAGGGGAAGTAATGCTATCGGTCACCGTCCTTATCATCATCCTTGTTGCCCTGTTCTTTGCTTGGTTTGGGGTGTTCATCTTGGTTGTCAAGTACTACAGGTCACAAGGGTTAAGCAAGTACTTTGCTGACTTGATCAATGCGAACCTTGACAGTGTGGCGGAACAGATGGCGGAGGCCGGGGATGCCTAAGCACCGCTACGCAGGGGAAGAGATAGAGCTATTGCAGTCAACGACAACGAGCGGTATACCGACGTGGGGCGATGACGATAGTAATGATTACTACGTTACATTCCACGTAACTACTCCAGATGACATTAAGGAAATGAATGACATCATCGCAGACAGCCTCGCACGTAATAGAGTCATTATGGGCAGGATCGCCAAGGACATTCTGGATAGCGTAGATGGCATATAACCTAAAGCGTCAGAAGAACCAAGATATGGCTGATGGTTGGGAAGTAAGCCCCGTCAATAGTCGTGGTACGGCGTATTACATACGTAGGGTTAAGGCAAAATACGTGTATGTCGCTGATAAGAGGGTTAAGGTTAGCGATGGCGGTACGTTCGGAATCAACGATGTAGCGGCTTTGATCTGCAATATCTACAAGAAAGCTAAACCACAAGGTTCTGCACTGCCTATCCTATCTGTTAAACTTGTTCTATCCCTGCTTCCTACTGCTATAGTTGAGGCTATTGCAAACGGAAACGTGGTAAAATTCAAGGATATGGGGACGTTTGAGGCAGAATACACAAGCGATATGCGCTACTTTGAAGGTTTTAACGAGAACGGTAAGCTACAAAAGCACTATTACCCTGATTACGTCACTATTCACTTCAAGCCAAGTTTCTCAAAGGCGCGTTGCGCGGAAATGGGTAAGCGAATAGCTGACGAAATCGGGGGCGTGCGAGAGTCTGTCCGTGCCGCAAAGGCTAAACAGAAGGCTATGGTCGATAAAAGGAACGATAATTGGATACAAAACCAAAGAACAGAGCGGGAAAACGAGCTAAACCAGCACAAAGAAAGGATATTCCGAGCAAGGAATCCTCATCTGGCTCACTCAGGCGGGGAAAACACGCCACAAGTGACAAAAAAATCAGACAGCTGATGACAAATGATGACTTCGTTGCCGAAGCTCCGTATGTTGTGGCTGGTGAAGTATTCGATGCTGTTGCTCCGCTTAAAGTTATCGCAGATGAAGCTAAGGCAGAGAAGGGGGCGAAGATGATACCTGTGTCTGATGTGGCTATAGCACGTGTTGATATAGATATTGCAGAGTCCCGTGACCTTGCTTGGGGGCATAACGTCGCTATGTCTAAGAGAATCATAGGCGATGCAGACGAAGGTCGTCTTGGGGCTATGGATATTATAGATCAGGCGTTACAGATGGGTGCTCCTGTTGATGTTTTCACTAAGGCAAACCGTGATGGTGACGTTGAAGTTACAAAGCGACAAGTAACCCCTGAGTTTAGCGTCGCACTCACTACCGCAATAGCTATAGCAAAGCACGTCACACCGACCGGGAATCAGCACAAGATAGCTGATAAGCAAGCTGGACAGGCTCCGACAAAATACGAGGAAGTTATAGAGCGGGTACACCAAAAGAACGGTGGGGTCATTGATAGACTTAAAAGAACGGTCAAAAAGTGAAAGTATTTTTAGAATATGAAAAAAAAGTATCAAAAGCACTTGCAGAAATAGGTAAACTACTCGTATCTTCTCACAGTAGCGGTATTCCAATTACGATAGGAATCAATCAGAAGGGTGATTCTATCCACATTGAGTACCATACGAAGAGGCATAAAGTTATAACATAGGCAGTACAAGCGGTAAGTTCAAAGAGAACGCCGAGTATCATCTGAAAGGGTGCTATTCGGCGTTTTTTTGTTATCATATATCGGAGTGGGTAGGCAAACTTCGGAAACAGCACCTCCCCCCTGTTGCCGACACCTGTACGCGTAGCACACTACCTGCCCACTCTCCCCCCTTTAACCTAAAGGATGTGATCATTAAGAAGTAACACAAGGTGGATAGATGAAAACACGAAACGGTATTCCCGTTAAGGGAACAAACGGTATCCCGAATGACAACAGGATACAAAAAGAAACGCCACCTGCGAAACCAAAGCAGAAGGCAAAATTAAAACAAACCGCGCATAAGAGGCGCGGGGAAAGGTAGTATGGCATCAGAAGAGTTGATTCATAGCGGATGGAAGGTTGGACAACTAAGCGGCGGAAATCTAATGGGGGTTTTGCCTCCTGCGTTTCTTGTTCGCATCACATCCGTTGTAACTTCCACTACGGTTGTAATCGTAGAGGCTTTGAAAGCCAATACGAAAGACAAAGAAGGAAAGTTTGGTACTAACTTCTTTGCTACCGGATGGAAGGTTCGTGGCGTTGATTGTAACACTGCGGCAAATAATGGGGTTGAGCTTGACATTACAGCAAGCACAACTTCAGGACAAGTAACTACAGCGGCTTGTACCACAGGTTGGGCATCAGCCGACTTGGTTATGATCTGCACTGATGAGTTCTCTGCTATGCTTGATGCTTCAAGTAACACTGGAGCAGGTACAGAGTTCACCATCACCAAGATAATCACTAAGACAACTGTGATTCATACCGGAACAGGACTTGCAATTACTGGTGCGGCTTCTGGTAACGTAGTGCTGAAGCGGATTGCTTTACAGAATGACAACACGATTTGTGGTGGTGCTACATCTGGTGTGTATGTTCGTTCAAATGATGCAACCACGCCGCTTACTGAAATGCTCGTTGCAACTGGAGCTACTCTTGATGCTACTGACTTAGGTACTGGTACTACAGGATTTGTAGCGTCTGATATTGGCTACAGCGTTGCTACTGGCAAGATACTGTATCTTCAGGCTGGTACAGCGGCATTATCTGGTGCGGGATCGCTCGCAGTTCATATGACCTTCGTGCGTAATGCCGATGGTGCAACTATCGCTGCGGCGTAAGGAGACTAAAATGAAAAAGTATTTAATCATCGTCTTAGTGCTGATTGCCGGAATGGCGTTTGCTCAAGGACTACCGAGCCCAGTACAGACAGGGATAATCAATTCCCAAACCACGTCACAGGATAGCTTAGATGCGGCAAATGTCAAGATAGAAACAGGTCTTGATAATACTGCAATCTTGCAAACTACCGCTGATGCTTGTTCTACGGCTACAGTTGTTACCTTACCGGCGACCATTCAAGCCGCTCGTGTGTCTGATAGTACCGATATTGACGCGCTTCCTACTGCGACAGATATTGACAATATATCGGCACAGATAACCGTAGTTGAGATAATCGCTGATACCTTGTTGCTAAATGGCTTTAGGCGCATTACCATTGAAGATTTAGCTGTTACTGCCGCCGTTGACTCCCTTGTGGCATTCACCGCAGTTGGCGACATTATAATCCATAATCTATCGTGGAAAGTCGCTACACAGTTTAATTCCGCCACGGATTCAATATGGTTCACCGTAAGAGGAACTCCTGCGATTGCAGACCTTGATGAGGGAATTGAGGCTAATGGGGCATTGGTTGACGCTAACACGGTATTCGTTGTTGCTTCAGCTACCTCAGGCACCTCGACTACAGTAATTCTACCCGGTGCGTTTGGATCTGCACCTGACATTGAGTTATTTATACCCGATGGTGCAGAGATATTGTTACGCTCTGCTGGTGCTGGAACAGAAGGACGCATGACTGCGAGTGCAACTTATACGGCATTTTCAGCCGGTGCTCGATTAGAATAAAAGTGATAAAGTACGGGGGGTGCAATACGCTACACAAGCAAAAAGCATAAAAGAGCGTTACGCACCCCCAAAACTACCTATGAGCAAGTGGAAAGAATATAACGAAGAAGAATGGTACGAACGATACCAAATGTGGGAACACTTCCCTGAGTTCTGTGAACGATACCTAAGCATCGTACTCAAGCGGGGTGGAGCACCAGTACCGTTCGCACTGAATAGACCACAGAAAGTAGTATTAGATATTATCATTGATGCGCTTATGGCAGGCAAGGTTTCTAAGTTTATCATACTTAAAGCCCGTCAAGAAGGCATTAGCACACTTATAGAAGCGATACTCTTCTGGCTCGTCATCACAAGCAAGGGATACAAAGCCGGAGTTATAACACACGAAGATGGTGCTACGCAGAACCTTTACGAAATGTTCCTGACGTACACGAATTACTATAGTTCTCCGTATAAGCCTATTCCTGACACCAAGAACAAGAATATGTTGAAGTTCAGTGGTATCAAGAGCAGTGTGCAGTTATTCACAGCAGGTAGCCCGAACAGTACAAGATCGTTCACTAAACAGGCTATCCATATTTCAGAGCTTGCGTTCTGGAAGAGTGATAAGATTGGTATGACATCGGTTATGCAAGCCCTTTCTAAGGATGCTTTCGTATTTAACGAGTCAACAGCAAACGGCGTTGGTAACGCATTTCACTCGCTATGGATTGATGCTATAACAGGGAAGAATAACTACACGCCGATCTTCTTAGCGTGGTTTGATAACCCGGAATACACTTTAGCACCGTTTGAATATGACGATGCTTTGCAGTACAGCGCAGAAGAACGGCAGATAGCAACGTCATTTAGCTTGACAGAGAATCAAATGCGCTGGCGTAGGATGATGATCTCTGATTACTGTGGTGGCGATGTAAATGTTTTCCACCAAGAGTATCCTTGTTCTTGGGAAGAGGCGTTCTTGTCAACAGGCTCACCGTACTTCTCACAAGAAGCACTTAGTAGAATCTATAACAACCTTGCCGCTAATCCGCCGAATGCGGAGCGTGGCATACTTAGCTTTACAGAAGATAGCGACGTTGTATTTGAACTTGACAGTGACGTAATTGCTGGTGGATACAAGCCAGAGTGTCAGGCGGTTGAAATATACGCACACCCAATACTTAACGATAGGACAGAACGGCGTTATTGTATTGGTATTGACACTTCAGAAGGCATTGATAAGAGTCTTATAGCAGGAACGAACAAGAAGTCAACAAGTAACGATACGGACTGGTCTGTTATTACTGTTCGTGATAGAGTAACAGGCAAGCAAGTAGCAATTAGTCGTAACAAACTTGCCGCTGATAAACTTGCGTTACTTGGGGTTCAACTAATGATCTACTACCGTGTAGAGATTATAGTTAAAGATGGACAGTGGCATTATAGTTACCCATTAGAAGTGATTGAGAAGAACGGCATTGGTCTAAGCACTGTTAAGGAATCAATACGTCTATGCAACTTGTATAAGATACCGCTTGACAGGCTATACAGCCAAGAGCAGTATCCGAGCTCAATCACAATACAGACTAAAGAGCATGACATCGGATGGAGAACGACAGGCGGTCAGGGTGACAGTACAAAGAAAGCATTATTGCTTCGTTCTCAGATAATGATTCGTGATAGCTATGTTGACAATGCCTTCATAGACAAGACAGGATTTCAAAGTCTGATTGTAGTAAAAGAACACCAGAACTTCACAAGCTATTCCAACGGTAAGATTGGCGCGAAACAGGGCAGTCACGACGATTGTGTAATGTCAGATGCCCTATGTCTTGAAGGAGACAAGCGTGACGATCCCCCGACGGTAGTAGAAAAACAAATCTTTAGCGAACGATTAAGCAGAGGTTATCGCTTTAAGTCCGCTAATCGCAACCCACACACGAGCGGATATTGGTCAGGACAGAAACTACCAAAACTAAAGAAGAACTAAGACAAGATACGATTGATCGTATAGTTGGCTTATACTTCCACCACTATAACGAGTGGACAGACCGGAACGATCAGGTTGCGAAGAACAATTCTATGGTTCGCCCTGATGGTCAATGGAGTGACGATGACCGCAGAAGGCTTGCGGGAGAGTTTCGTCCCTGCATAACTATAAACAAGATTGGCCCACTTGTGCGTCAGATGCTTGGGCTAATGCTACAGAACGAGATTACCCTAAAGGTAGAGCGTGTTGGCGCAGAAGATGATGCTGTTGCTGAAGTGCTTACGGGTATATTGTCACACGTTTTATACAACGAGGACGCTGACTACATCAATACGCTCGTTGAAGCGGATGGCATTATCGGCGGGACAGGGTTCTACTTTATACGCATTAAGGTTGACCCTATAACAGATAAGCGTTCGTTTGACATAGACTGTCAGAACAACACGGAAATCTACTTAGACCCCAATGCACGTAACATAATGCAGAAGGACTGGAAGGGGATGCAACGTGAAATATGGATGAGTAGTGATGAGATAATGGACGAGTGGGGGAAGGAGAAGGACTTAGATGGATCAAAGCTACTGTCTAAAGAAGATTTCAGCGTAAATGAGTTTAATGGATTCTGGAAGGGTATCATTGGAAGGTTTAAGTCTCTCTTGCGTGACAGTACACCGATAGATAAGATTTCCGTGTATCAGCACGGAATGTACAAGGTTATGGAAAACTGGTATGTTCGCATCGTTGATACCGATATATGGGTACACGAATACGACGGGACATACACTACCATTGAACCAGAACTTAACGATGGCAGATGGATTCCAAAGACGGCAAAACTTCCTAAGATCACGGTCGCACACTACTACCCATACGCAGATAAGTTACTTGATGAAAAGGATTATGGATATAAGTATTTCCCCACAAGCGTATTTACCCCAATGAATCTTGGTCTTAAAATCATAGACTCGCAGGGATACGTTGAAGATTTGATCGGGATACAGGAAGAGCTTAATATAAGCCGTAGTATTATGGCGGAGATACTTGCCAAAGGTGCTAATGGTGCTCTTCTATTCCGTAAGGGGGACGAAGCACTTAGAGAGGATATGATAGAGCACGGATCAACACCCGGATATAAGGGTATAACACTTTCCGATGTTGGTGCTCCTGTTCCCGTAGAAATGCAGATACCCGGTGGACTATATCAATCTCAAGCGTTAAACGACAAGGATTGGATCGACTTAGGTCTTATTCCGCCAGCAAGCAGGGGGATGACTGAAGGAAGCGGAGAAAGTGGTAAGCTGTACAGCCTCAAGATATTACAAGGCAGTACTGCAATAGCAATGATAATGAAGAACTGGATACTGTGCCAGCGTATGAAGGGCAAGATTATCCTTGAAATGATACCTGATGTATATGACAAGGAAGATGTTATTGAGATACTTGGAGAAAAAAGGTGGAACAAGATCATAGAGCGTGAGCCTAATGTTTGGGAGCTTATACAGAAGCGCACCTATGCTAAGTATGACGTTACCATTGAAGAGACTCCAATGACTAAGTCACAACGTCAAGACGAGTTCGCTGGCTTCAGCGAGAGCGTTAAGTCTCTACCTGATGAGTTTAAGGCTGTACTTGCCCCTGAGATTGTAAGACTTATGTCATTGCCTAATGCAGAAGCTATAGCGACTAAGTTTGATATGCTTATCGAGCGTATGTATGGTCTTAGCCAAATGCCTCAAGTTCCGGGTCAAGAAGGTGGACAGCCACAGCAACCCGGAACGCCAAGCGAACAACAGATTCAACAGCCACCACAAGGCGATACAGGGCAACCTCCTGTAGCACCTTAGATATATAGAACTTCTCACGGGACTCTCGTGCGGTTTCAACCCCGTATAGGACTCCTGACAACTAACGACCCCTGATGAGAGTGAAAGGGTTCCCAAAGCCGACTCGGTAATTACCACCGGATCAAGAACCAAAGGAAGCACAATGCCAGACGAAGAAGAAGGACAGGTATTACAGCCTGATGAGGGAGTTGACAACCCCGAAGAAGTAGTAGAAGAAACAGAAGCAGAGGATGTCGTACTCACTAAGCCACAGTTAGAAGCACTCCTTGCCGAATCTTCCGCTAAGACTGAAAAGCGATTCAAGGATACGCAAGCCGCACTAACAAAGTCACAACAGGAAAATGCAGATATACGCAAGAGGCTCGCTCAAATCGACGCAGAAAAACCCAAGCAGAGCAATCTGCTTTGGGATAAGATAGTCGAAAGTGGCGAAACCAAAGAGCTAAGGGATGCCTATACAACGGCACTCTTAGACGAGCGTGAAGCCGCAAGAAAGAAGCCCGAACCGGAACTAACAGACGAAGCCGTACAATGGAACAGTGATAGAGAGGCATTTGTGTCATCTAATCCGAAAGCCGATCTATCCGCACTCGATAAGCACTTCGAGAAAAAACGGCTTAGTCACGCTGACTTCTATACGATCTATCAGATACAGACAGGTCAAGTAAAGGTCGTTCCTGTTGGTGCTGAAAGGAAGCCTGTCACAACACTTCCCAAAGGGGGCGGTAATCCGCCAGCTAATCCTCCAAAGCCGGGTAATAACTATGACTCGGTGGAGGCAGAAATCAGGAAAAACTTACACAGATAAGGATAATTTATGTCCTCACATAATCCCGGAATACACGTAGTAACTGGTGGTTTTTTAACCCCAGACGAGGTAGCTCTTAAGTGCCTCTTGCAACCAATGGTTGCATCATTCTTCTCACGGTTCTTCAGTTCATTCAACTCAATGGTTCCGTCTGGCAGGAAAGACGAGTACACCTATGACACGAATAGCGGTAAGTTCCCATCATTAAACTCTCCTATCGTCCGGTTCAACGGATTCAAGTCAACTAACCGTCTCTTGGTTCCCGTAGCCGGTGACATCAGCGGTGGTTACTCTGCACTTGGAGACGGCGATCCTACTTCTCACGAAGAGATTGGCTCTCGTAAGTTGCAGGAGTTTATGACCGGTAAGGTTGTAAAGTCTTATCAGTCGTTTATCGGTTCGCAGATTGAACGCCTCGCCAAGAATGCAATGCTTGAAAACGAAGCTACCATTATGATCAATCGTTGGTGGCAGAAGATGTTTGAAGCAGAAGTCATTTGGTCTCTCTGCGAAGGTCGCTCTTCGATGCTCACATCAAGCGATCCGGGTGGATTAGGATTAGGACTTTCCTATCACCCGAATATTCTTGTTGCTGGTAATGGATACGTCACGTATTCAAACACTATGGCAACATACAAGGCAAGTATTATTAACGCTCTTGTAGGATCAGCGAACATCACCGGTCTGTACAACAATGGCGCAGTACCAGCCGCAAACGAAACATTCAGTTCAGACCTTCTGTTGAAAGCGAAAACAACGCTACAGCGCAAGAAGATTGAACCGACTGCAATGGTTGAAGGCAAGCCGTATTGGGCTGTATCTGTACACTCCGATCAGATGTATCAACTGAAGCAAGACGAGCGTATCATCTCTCTTGGCGATTCAGCATACAATAGCAAGGCAAAGGAGCATCCGTCCATTGCCGGTGCTGAGATTTACTACGAAGGATTTGCCATCTTTGATACTATCGTTGGTGCTCCTGAAGTTCACGCCTATAAGGTCGGAGGGGCGGAATCAAATGATGATGATCTTCTGTATTTTGGTAACACTACCGGAACAGGCGCAAGTTTAGCTCAGACCCGTACCGGAAAGACACCTGACTGCATTGAGTATTATGCAGAAAACTCTCCCGGCGGTGATCAGGAGAACGCACTGAAGGTCGGTATCATTTGGGGCAACCGTGCAATCGGTCTTGCTGTTGGCGAAGAGCCGAAGATGGAAGAGTACGAGCATCCTCGTACCCCGCATCCTCGTTACGTTGACTGGATGGTTGATATGGGTCTTATGCGTATCGACGATGTTGACAAGCCACGTACGCATTCACAGACTCCAACATCTACCGATCACTACGGATCAGTATTGCTGGTCACTAATTCACCACCCCCGTCCTTAACCTAATCTGAAAGGATTACACAATGGCTACATGGCCCACTTATAGCGCAACCAATACTCACAAAGGGTTGCAGTTCAAAGTTCACGATGCAAGCAATACCTCTGGCACTGACTGGAGAGGGAAATACGGCTTGCAAGGCGCAGTGTTCTTCGAGAGCCTCGACACCAGCAAGTGTAAGCACGTACTGTTTGCTCATACTGCTGGAGAACCTGATGCTACGGAAGTAACAGCACTTGTTGCCGCGCTTCCGAACACAATCATAAAGATATTCGACGATAGCAATGAGCGTGAATATGTTGTTGTTTCCGGAACTGCCATCAGAGTTGCATACACTGGCGACTAAAAACCAATAGCGATAGGGGGAGGAGTAATTCTCCCCCTCAGCTAAACAGGACAACCTATGTCAATCATTCAAGCTACACTCAAAGACGTTCGTGACATACTGAAGTTTAAGATGCAGGACAATCCTTCAACTTCTACTACATACGAACGGATACCAAAGATTTTCTACGATGGTGCTATTAACCGTGCCGTTGGGGAGATCGCTAAGGACACTGGATACTACGAGCGTACCGTTGGCGTTAAGACGGACGGCACTCGTTTATTCCATAACCTTCGTGGTTCTAACCCCGAAGATATTGGTGATGACTATGGTTCTATGATGACAGTAATGGTTGATGGTCAGGAGATACCTCTTGCTCCTAACCGTGATATGTACCGTGACTCTGTAAGATTTCCTAATGTCAATCGGCGTGAATGGTCACAACTGTACACGAACAACGGATACAGCATCCGTAATGAGAAGCTGAACTTTGGCATAGCCATACCAGCTTCAACCGAGATGATCATAGACGCAGAGAACAGAAACTTCACAACGCTAAACCCGTTGACTATGGCAGATTGGGTTGCGGTTGGTGGTGGTGGAACTGTGGTTGCTGGTGGTGTTAGTGGTAATGCTGGTCTATACACTCGTGATGCCGCACCTAATGCTATGACGCTGACGTTATCCTCTGATGACATCACTGCTCTTGTGATAGGGAATTATTACTCACTTTCATTCTATGTAAAGTATGCTACAACGTGGGACGGAGGAGCGGTTACTGTAACTATGGGCGATTATAGTACAACATTCACCCCTACTACTTCTTGGCAACGTGTAACCCTTAGATTCCAAGCAGACACAACTGCTATGGATATAGTCTTATCAGATGACACTGTTGTCCTTACTGGGGCAAACCTTTTATACTTAGATACGGTAACTCTTTCAGACTGCGTACTTGTGGTAACACATCACGCCGTACCTCAAAAGCTGGTTGACGATACTGATGCACCTCCGTCACCGCTTAACCTGCACCAAGAGCTTATAGTGAATAAGTCAATAGAAATGTTGGCAACAACTTCACCCGTACCTACAGCAGAGCTAAACATTGCTCTTCTTATGGTTGAAAAGTATATGCAGAACTTCCTTCGTGATATTAAGGGCAAGGGAGAAGGACAATCACGTATGAGCCATAGTAACCGATGAAGAAAACAACCTACATAGCGTTATTTATCGCTGTAGTTGCTTCTGTTGCGTTCGGAGCTACGGATGGTGGAATATTCCTTCGGGTTAAGACTGTTGGCATACAGCCAAGTATGACTATCGCAGAAAGCAATCCTACAGATGGTAGTCGTGGCAACGTGATGTTTGGGAATACAGTCTATACTTCCTTCATAGTAGATAGCCTTGATTACACATACACAGGTGGTATCGGAAGTGGATCGTACACGTCACCCGATAGCTCAGGTGCAGTTGGCGGATACTTGCCTTGTTGGGAGTTCGTGGGGACTGATATTGAAATGTCCATATTCGCAATGGGTACAGCTCTTGACACTATTCGTGTCACAGTAGAACAGGCGATTCACTACTCAAGTCTAATGGCTGATAGTGGCTTTGCTTATGGATTCCAAGTGACTGATACGATATTCGCCAATGGAGTAAGCAATATATGTAGTCTTGCGCAGTCATCGGCACAAGGAGACATAGCGAGGCAACTCTATGACACGCTTCACATAAGGTCTCCGTATGTTCGCTTCAAAGTTAAGAACCTTAAAACAGCTACTACTAATCTTATGTATCTGTATATTCGCAGACAAATTCCTGATGCTTGGATTCAGGGAGCGGCTGGACGACTAATGAAACCGGTAAGACAATGAATATAGTAAGCAAGGGCTTCGGCGGTATAGACCGTTCAAAGAGCACGTTTGACAAGAACTTCCGTAGTGCGGAGGTTGCAAAGGACGTAGAGCTATTCCCTAACGGACGGCTCTTAGGGCGTGCCGGTTATCTTGCGCTATATAAAAGTGACGTTATCTACCCACTGAACCCGATGGGACAGGGAGAAGAGAAGGATCAACCTGCTGTACTACCGACAAGCGACACCGACTATGATTCCGTAGTAGGTACTCCCGAAACTGGTGGTGTTCACCTTGGGGATGCAGGTGGTGATGACATACGGATAGTTGCTATCTACGAGTGGGAACAGCCTGACTACGGTGGTGGCACTACACAGCGTCACGTAATACAATGCAGTAACAACCTGTTCTATCGCTATCACTTTGGGCTTCATCCGGGTTGGGTTGTATTGGAGAATACGTATCAGAATGATCTTGGTGTTACTGAGTGGTTTTGGGAAAGACTGAGACCCGTCTTGACACGTGGTGGTATGGCTATAACATCCCGCCCTATTCCTTCACCACACGCTCACTTTTGGGACAGCAAGGGTGTATTAAGGATGGGGTTAGGCACGGGAGCTAAGGCTATACCGCTGTGGTACGGTCGTATTGATCGCAAGTTCTTTATAAGTGCTATCAACTTCAACAACTGGATGCTTGATGTTACTCCGTTGCAACCGCCAAGAGAAGATAATGCTTATACGAACGCCAATGAGGCATTAGGTCACGACAACCACGCAGTATATTCGCCTACTCACTATGGTAGATTAGCCGCTGATCCGGGGGCTTTTGATGCTGGCTCTCTATGGGATTCGTTAAAAGATTGGTACACACTATATAACGCAGAGAATAAGATGGATGATGCCCTTGAGTTATATAACAGCGTAGTTCCTTTCTTGGTATATGATGGAGTAGATGGTGCTAATAATGCCGCATGGAGATGGAGCGATGGCATTAGTCCGGTTGATCAATTTATAGACGGTGAAGACAATCTTATCTACTTCTATGTTGGCATTAGCTATATCTATGATGGGTCGCAAGAAAGTCAAATCTATAATGTTACTAATACTGATATTAGTCGCCAAGCATCAATAGACGTAAATAAATCTAAGATGGGAACATTAGATGCTATCCCTGTGGGGTGTGCTCTTTCGGATGCAATCAATCCGTCACTTAGTCTATGGAATGTAATTGTAGTACGTCTTAAATTAGGGCTCATATCACTTAATACAGTTGATGGCGATGACTATCCAGACCGTACAAGTCCACGTGTTACCAGTATACGCATTTGGCTTGGAAGACTTGAACACCGTTCTCAGACGACAGAGCAGACAAACTTCTACCCCGTTAAAAGCATAATAGTTTCACAAGAGGACGCGTTTAAGGATGACTTAGCCGGTGGTAACTATCCTTGGAAAATAGGCGATAATACTATTGTAGGATTTGACGACAATCACTATCACTTTCTAACAGTAATAGGTGCTAATGACTGGCTTGCAGGGCTTGAAGCGGGTGACTATCGCAAGATAAACGGTCACAACTTCCCACTGATAGACGACACGTTCGGGCTACAGCGTTCACCGTTCCTTGAAGGTTACAGTTATGCTGAGGAAATCAAAGACCGTGTGGTATATGGCGATATACGATGGGATGGACAGCTTCGTGAAAAGGATGTGGTTCGTGATGCGGTGTTCAGTGAGCTTGGTTCATTCGGTGACACCCCTGACGTGATTGATGGCTCTGTTGTTCAGCTTGACAACGATGTTATGGGGCTAAAGAAACTTGACGACGACACGCTCTGCATTGTAGAATCAGCACAAGTTGAAAAACGGTCAATGCCTGACTTGGTAAAACTTGACATATCAAACGGCGGATGTTCTGCTCATGACAGCATTATCAAAGCCGATGGTGTTATTATG